TTACCGGGCGGAACTGGACCAAGCGATGGCCCGCGCCAACGCATCGGTCGGCGGTGCGCTGTTCAACAAGGCCACCAAGGGCGACACCACCGCCATGATCTTCTGGATGAAAACCCGCGCAGGCTGGCGCGAAAAGCAAGAGATCGACATGACCAGCAACGGCGGCCCGCTCACAATCCAGTGGAAGAATGCCGACAATTGAAATCCCCTACCTGCCGCGCAAGCAGCTTCTGCCGTTCCACAATCGCAAGGAGCGGTTCGCCTGCATCGTGGCGCATCGCCGCTTCGGCAAGACGGTCGGCGCAATCAATGACCTAATCAAGTCGGCCATCACCACGCCACGCGAAAACGTGCGCTGCGGATACATCGCGCCATACTACAACCAAGCCAAAGCCATTAGCTGGGACTACATCAAGCAGTTTACCGCGCCGATCCCCGGCATGTCTTACAACGAAAGCGAACTGCGCGCAGACTTCCCCAACGGCGCACGCATCCGCCTGTTCGGCGCTGACAACTACGACGCCATGCGCGGCCTGTATTTTGATGACGTGGTGCTAGACGAACCCGCAGACTTCCCAGCCAACGCATGGCCGACCGTCATTCGCCCAGCACTGGCCGACCGGCAGGGCCGAGCCACCTTCATCGGCACGCCCAAAGGCAAGAACGAGTTCTGGGAAATCTACGACAAGGCCACGCGCGACCCCAACTGGTTCTCGCTGGTGCTGCCCGCGTCAGAGACGCGCATCATCCCGCAGATGGAATTGAACGACGCGCTCAAGACCATCGGCCCGGATCGCTACGACCAAGAATTCGAATGCAGCTTTGAAGCGGCCATCACCGGGGCATACTATGGCCGCGAGATGAAGCAGATGACCGCAGACAAGCGCATTCGCAACGTCTTGCATGAGCCGCAGATCGGCGTTGTTACGGCTTGGGACTTGGGCATGGATGACACCACGTCCATCGTGTTCGCCCAGTTCGTCGGCAACGAGGTTCGCATCATCGACCACATTGAGGACAGCGGCGCTGGCTTGGCTCACTACGCCCGCCTTTTGTCAGACAAGCCCTACACCTACACCAACCACATCCTGCCGCACGACGCCCGCGTTCGCGAACTGGGCAGCGGCGTGTCGCGGATCGAAACCCTTGAGGGCCTCGGCATCCGCAACATCACCATCGCGCCGAACATCCCGATTGAGGACGGCATCCAAGCTGTCCGCAACGGTCTTGCCCGGACGTATATCCACGAAGAGCATACGCGGCTCATCGAAGCCTTGCGGCAGTATCAGCGCGATTGGGACGAGCGGTCCAAGACGTGGCGCTCAAAACCGAAGCATGATTGGACCAGCCACACTTGCGACAGCCTGCGCTATCTGTTCGTCGGCTACCGCCCGGTTGAAGCTGATTGGGGCGAGCCGATCAGACGCAACCTCAAAGGGATTGCCTAGCGCGGTTGCCTGCAATGTGCTATTGTGCGCGCATCCATCAACGGGGGCAGCAATGAAGAAGCCGAGCAAAGCAGACGCCAAGGTCGCTAAGGTCATGGGCGAATTCAAGCGTGGCACCCTACATGGCGGCGTTGATCCGGCTGGCCCCAAGAAGGCTCCCGTCGTCAAATCGCGCAAGCAGGCCATCGCAATAGCACTCTCGCAAGCAGGAAAGGCTCGCAAGAAATGAAAAAGCCTACGCCGAAGTTCACGCCCTGCAAGGGCTGCCCGAACCCCGCTAAATGCAAGGCTATGGGCCGCTGCATGATGAAGGGCAAGAAGTAATGCCCGGCGGCTTGTATAGCAACATTGCCGCCAAGAAAGCCCGCATTGCGGCTGGATCGGGCGAAAAAATGCGGAAGCCCGGTGCCAAGGGCGCGCCGACCGCTGCCGCGTTCAAAGCGTCTGCCAAGACTGCCAAGAAGGGCAAGAAGTAATGGCGAAAACACCGGCATGGCAACGCGCAGAGGGTAAAAACCCGGCTGGAGGCTTGAACGCCAAGGGCCGCGCGTCTGCCAAGGCTGAAGGCATGAACCTTAAGCCGCCGGTCAAGTCTGGCGACAACCCTCGCCGGGCTTCCTTCTTGGCTCGCATGGGCAACATGCCGGGGCCGGAGCGGGACGAAAAGGGCGAGCCAACGCGGCTCTTGAAGTCATTGCAGGCATGGGGCGCGTCTAGTAAGGCTGACGCAAAGGCGAAGGCCAAGGCGATCTCTGGCCGCAACGAGGCGAAGAAGAAATGACCATCACGACCTACGCCACACTCAAGACGGCCATCGCGGACTTTCTGAACCGCGACGATCTCACGTCTGTCATCCCGACGTTCATCGCGCTGGCCGAGGCTGATATGCAGCGCAAGCTGCGTCACTGGCGTATGGAGACGCGCGCGACCGCCCAGCTTGACACGCAATTCTCGGCCATCCCGGCAGATTGGGTCGAGACGATCCGCTTTTATCTGACCACCGGCGAAACCTCGCGGCTGGAACTTATCAGCCAAGCGGAACTGATCGACCGCAAAGAGGCCGACAGCAACGTCAATGGCCGCCCGTATTACTACGCGATGACCGGGGCGCAGTTTGAACTTTATCCCATTCCTGACGGGACTTACGCAAGCGAACTGCTGTATTTCGCCAAAATACCTGCGCTGTCGGATTCGGCCACGACCAACTGGCTTCTGACCAACGCGCCGGACGCCTACCTCTACGGGGCGCTGATCCATTCGGCACCGTACCTCAAAGACGACGCCCGCATTCAAATCTGGGCAGCCCTGTATCAATCCGCGATTGATAACCTGAACAATTCTTCCAACGACGCGCGGCACAGCGGAACCGGCCTGCGTATGAAAATCAGGAGTTTCTGATGTCACTGACCAACTCTTTCGAAACCAGCGTCCTGACGTGGCTCCTGACGGCTAGCAGCCCGTCTCCGGCACGCCCGACCGCTTGGTATCTCGGCCTGTTCACGGCTGCACCGGGCGAAAGCAGCGGCGGCACCGAGGTGTCCGGCAACGGCTACACCCGCGAGGCTGTCACGTTCACGGTGAGCGGCAACAACGCATCGAACGATGCCGCCATTGAATTCCCGACTGCAACAGGAAGCTGGGGCACCATCACGCACGCGGCTGTGTTCGACGCATCAACCTCGGGCAACATGATCGCCTACGCCTCGCTGACCGCCTCTAAGGTGATCGACACCGGGGACGTGCTGCGCGTCCCGACGGGTGATCTCGACATCAATCTCGACTGAGGCTGAATAGGTGGCGGTCTACCGTACAGGATTTGGTACAGGCGCATACGGCGTAAAGGCATATGGGCTTGACGGCGAGGTAAAAGACGCCTCCGCAGCGGCTTCGGTCGCTGTTGCCGTTTCTGTGCTGGCAGGCAAGCGCCTAGACGCCTCGGCCACTGTCTCGGTTACATCCACGACAGCCGTGTCGGCGCAGCGTGTGCGCGATGCCAGCGCGGCGGTCACTGTCACGTCTGCGACCACTGTTGACGCGGATCGCGTGCGGGATGCCTCGGCCTCTGCTGCGTGTGCAGCATCTGTTTCTGCGGATGCACAACGGCTGCGCGAGGTTGAGGCCCCGGTGTCGTCGGCGGCTACAGTTTCGCTTGATGCGGCTCGGGCGCGCAACATCTCCGGCACGGCAGCGGCGGCTTTGACCACGTCCGTTTCGACGGTTGCGCTGGTAAACGTGTCGATCACTTCGGCGTGCGCTGTTACTGTTGAGGCGTCTTTGCAGCGCGTGCGCTTGGGTAGTGCGCTTTCTACAATTTCGTGTATAGTGTCGGCAGCCTTCATCAAGAAGTGGGAACCCGGCTCAGATACGGCAGAGACATGGACGCCGCAGTCTGATACGAACGAGACTTGGACGCCTGTCTCTGACACGGCGGAAATTTGGACCGAAGCGGCATAAGGGCGGCTTAAAATGGCAGACTCAACAACCACGAATTTCAGCCTTGTGAAGCCCGAAGTCGGCGCGTCCGAGGACACTTGGGGCACCAAGATCAACACAAACCTTGACAGCCTTGACACGCTGCTTGCCGCTCGGGCGACGTTGACGGGCGTGCAGACCCTGACCAACAAGACGCTGACCGATCCGGCCATCACCGGCACGATCCTTGAGGACATCTTCACGATCACGGACGGCGCGGCCTTCGAGATCGACCCCGGCAACGGCTCTGTGCAGCTTATCACGCTGGGTGCCAGCCGCACGCCGAAGGCCACCAACATGGCCGCAGGCGAGGCTGTCACGCTTATGGTGGACGACGGCTCTGCCTACACTCTGACGTGGACCGACAGCACCTTCGGCGGCTCTGGCGTGGTGTGGAAAACTGACGGCGGTGTCGCCCCGACGCTGAACACGACGGGATACACGGCCATCGTGCTTTGGAAGGTCAGCACTCAGGTTTACGGCGCCCGTGTGGGAGACGCATAATGCTTGGACGTAAACTGCAAGGGGCGTCGGCGGCTGTTGACCTGACACCAAGGGCTTTGGCTGTTGCTCACGGGGCTACACCGTTTATCACGGTATACTCTTGGGGACCTTCTGGTGGTTTTGGTGGGGTGTATTCTAATCCTGCTACTCTCCCCGCTGGTGCAGGCAATGGTGTGACTTTTAGCAATTCTGGTAATGCTATAGCTGTGGCGCATGATACTACGCCCTTTGTCACAACCTACCCGTGGTCTACAAGTGGCTTTGGTACCAAATATGCTAACCCAAGCACTCTTCCTACTGGCAATGGTAATGGCATAGTTTTCAGCTCTTCTGGCAATGCCATAGCTGTGACTCACAATACTACGCCCTTTATCACAACCTACCCTTGGTCAGGTTCTGGGTTTGGTACCAAATATGCTAACCCAGCGACCCTACCTACTGGGAATGGTGATGAGGTGGCCTTCAGTCCTGATGGCTCTGCTATAGCTGTGGCGCATGATACTACTCCCTTTATTTCTGCTTACCCTTGGAGTTCTTCTACGGGATTTGGTACTAAATATACTAACCCTGCGACTTTACCTACGGGCAATGGTAATGATGTAGCATTCAGTCCTGATGGTTCTGCTATAGCTGTGGCGCATGATACTACTCCCTTTATTTCTGCTTACCCTTGGAGTTCTTCTACGGGATTTGGTACTAAGTATGCTAACCCTGCTACGCTTCCTGCTGGTAATTCATACGGCATAGCCTTTAGCCCCGATGGTTCTGCTATAGCTGTGGCTCATGCTACCAGCCCTTTTGTAACAGCGTATCCTTGGTCAGGTTCTGGGTTTGGTACTAAGTATACTAACCCCAGTACTCTTCCTGCTGGCCTTGGTCTTGATGTAGCATTCAGTCCTGATGGTTCTGCTATAACTGTGTCACACTCTACTTCACCTTTTGTAACAGCATACCCTTGGTCTGGTTCTGGCTTTGGTACTAAATACACTAACCCCAGTACTCTTCCTCCTAGTCAAGGGATTGGCGTAGCATGGTCCACTGTCGGTGATCCGAAGCCGATTGAGTTCTTGGCTGCACCATCTGCGGCTTCTCCATTTCTCTTGGTTTATCCTTGGAGTGCAAGTGGCTTTGGTGCTAAACTTGCTAACCCTAGTACTCTACCCACGGCTGGTAGTTTGGCTGCAAAATTTAGCCCCAGTGGTAACGCTATTGCGTCAACTCAAGATACGACACCATTTATCAATGTTTACCCTTGGAGTACCTCTGGGTTTGGAACCAGATATGCTAACCCGTCTACTCTACCAACTGGACAGGGTCGTGGGGTAGCATTCAACCCAAGCGGAGACACTATTGCTGTATCTCACAGCACTTCCCCTTCCGTATCAGTCTATCCTTGGTCAGGCTCTGGGTTCGGAACTAAATATGCTGATCCTAGCACACTCCCAGTAGGCACTGGAACTACGGTTTCCTTTAGTCCTAGCGGAGACACTATTGCTGTATCTCACGGCACAACACCTTTTGTGTCAGCTTATCCTTGGTCTAACTCTACGGGTTTCGGTACTAAGTATGCCGATCCTGCAACACTGCCAACTGGATTTGGCAGGGGTTTGGCTTTTAGCCCCGATGGTAGTGCTATTGCTGTAGCTCATTCCACTAGCCCTTTTGTAACTGCTTACCCTTGGAGCGGTAGTGGGTTTGGTACTAAGTATGCTGATCCTAGTACTCTTCCTACTGGCATTTGTTATGGAGTAGACTTTAGTCCTTCAGGCAATGCTGTCGCTCTAGCGCACGATACTTCGCCCTTCATTACTGCTTATCCTTGGTCTGGTTCAGGATTTGGTACTAAATACACTAACCCTAGTACTCTTCCTGCCGGGAATGGTTGGGGAGTGTCGTTTAGCCTCACCGGAACTGCCATAGCTGTGGGCCACACCACAAGCCCGTTTATTACTGCATACCCTTGGAGTGCGGCTGGTTTTGGTACTAAATACGCCAATCCTGCTACCCTACCAAGTTCTACATGCTATCAGGTGTCTTTTGGCGGCATTTACCCAGCATAACCTAACCACACTCCAACCCGGCGAAAGGACAAGCCAGATGGAAAAGACGACCGAGACCAAAGAGATGACCCGCGAGGAAATCCTCGCAACTTCGCTCGCAGCGCGCGTGCAAGAGGTCATGCACTACCAGATCAACATCGACAATTACACGATTGCTCTGGACGAGATCAGCAAGATGCCGCCGGACGAGCGCGCGGAGATGGCGGCATTCGCCAACCAGCTTTCCGATCTTCTGGCATCAGAAAGGCTGGAGCAGAAGAAGGCAAAGATCATGCTGGCCGTCGTCCAGCGCCAGATCACCTAACGGCACGAACAGAAAGGGCCTCACAATGTTCGCCAAGATCACAAACGGTGCCGTTGACAAGTTCCCCTACAGCGTGGGGGAGCTTCGCCGCGACAACCCGAACACCAGCTTCCCGAAGCAAATCTCGGAGGCCGTTATGGCCGATTTCGGGATGGTCGCTGTCAGCGAAAAGCCTGCACCTGACTTTGATCCTCTGACGCATTTCGCGGAATGGGGCCCCGTTCCTGTCAACGAAGGTGGTCAGTGGTTCCTCCTGCCGACAGTGCGTGAATTGTCGGCAGAGCAAATCGCAGATCGTGACGCCGCGATGGCCGCGTCCATCCGCCTTGAGCGCGACAAGCTGCTCGCAGACACCGATTGGATGGCGCTGTCCGACGTGACGATGAGCGCAGAGATGACTACCTATCGGCAGGCGCTTCGTGATATAACGGCTCAAGAGGGCTTCCCGCACAGCGTGAACTGGCCCGTCAAGCCGTAAGGAGCGCACATGCCGCTTGTCCCGCTTCAAATCCCGCCGGGCATTTCTCGCAAGGGGACTGCCCTAGAAAGCACGGGCCGCTGGTTTGACGGCTCGCTCGTTCGCTGGAAAGACGGCGTCTTGCAGCCCGTTGGCGGTTGGACGCAGCGCGGGGAAGCGACCGCCACGGGCGTGGCTCGCGGCGCTGTTGCGTGGCGGGCCAACAACGGCACGCGCTGGCTGGCTTTCGGCACGCATAATGCTCTGAAGGTCATGGGGGCCAGCAACTCCGTTACCGACATCACGCCGACCGGGCTGACGGCTGGCATTGTCAGCGCGGATGCAAATGACGGCTACGGCGGCGGGCTTTACGGCGTCAGCTTCTACGGCACTGAGCGGCCAGAGGGCGAAACCCCGATCCCGGCGACGACTTGGTCTCTGGATAATTGGGGCGAATATCTCGTCGCCTGTTCCAATGCAGACGGCGACATTTACGAATGGACGCTGAACACGGCAAACGATGCCGTTGTCGTGACCAACGCGCCGACCGGAAACAGCGGCATCCTTGTCACCGAGGAGCGTTTCCTGTTTGCCCTTGGCGCTGGCGGCAACCCTCGCAAGGTTCAGTGGTCCGACCGCGAAAACAACACGGTCTGGACGCCCAGCACGACAAACGAGGCGGGCGATCTGGAGTTGCAGACCAACGGCCAAATCATGCTGGCGCTTCGCACGCGCGGGCAGGCTTTGATCTTGACCGACGTGGACGCGCACACAGCGACGTATCAAGGGCCGCCCTTTGTCTACGGCTTTGAGCGTGTCGGCTCGTCTTGCGGTGCAGCCTCACGCAACTGCGCGGCAGCCGTTGATGCTGGCGTGTTTTGGATGAGCCGCGACGGGTTCTATTCGTTCACCGGCGGCGGAGTGCAGCCTTTGCCGTCCGAGGTGTCGGATTACGTCTTCAGCAACCTGAACCTCGCGCAAATCTCTAAGGTCGCCTGCGTGGCGAACGGCCTGCAAAACGAGGTTTGGTGGTTCTACCCATCCGCCGCATCGAACGAAAACGACAGATATGTCGCATTCAACTATGCTGAAGGATACTGGACCATCGGCGCGCTGGCCCGCACTTGCGGCGTTGATGCTGGCGTATTCCGCAACCCGATCTTGATCGCACCGACCGGGCCGATCTACGCGCACGAAACGGGCTGGAACTATGAGGGCGCTGAGGTCTACGTCGAAAGCGGCCCGGTGCAGATTGACGTTGGCGACCAGACCATGATGGCCAAAGAGTTGATCCCCGACGAGAAAACGCAGGGCGACGTGACCACGACGTTCAAGACCCGGTTTTATCCGAATGACACTGAGCGGTCGTTTGGGCCTTACTCAATGGCGGCCCCGACCAGCGTGCGATTTAGCGGGCGTCAAGTCTCGATGCGCGTTGTCGGCGCGCGTCTGGCTGATTGGCGCTGGGGCATCCCGAGGCTTGACGTTGAGGCCGGAGGCCGTCGATGAGGTTCGGCATCCCGGTCATCGGGCAGGATGTGCGCGGATGGGGCGAAGAATTGCGCCGCTTTCTTGCACGGACGTGGGACAATCTCAGCTTCAAGTCGAGTGACGCCAGCCCGTCCTCTGACGGGATTATCCTGTGGGACGCGGATGGCGGTTATCCTGTCGTTTCAAAAAATGGCGAGTGGCGGCAAATCGTGTTGGGCGATGGTCACGCCATTTTTGCTCAGGATGCGACCATCACGGCGGCTGCGGCCACTACGGCCTACGCAATCCAGTTTGACACGCCGTCTTTGGCTTCTGACATCGCGCTTGACCCTACAAATACCACGCGCATTGTGTTTTCCGAGGGCGGCTTGTACCGCGTTTCGTTCACCGCGCAGATCTCCTCATCATCGGCCAGCACGTTGGAGTTTCGGTTTTGGCCGCGCGTGAACGGCACCAACATCACGGGCAGCACGATGGTTGCCAGCCTGCACAACAACGGCGCGACCATTGTTGTTTCCCGCGACTCGATTTTTCAGTTTGCGGCCAATGATTACCTTGAGGCCATGTGGGCGACGACCAGCACCAGCGGCTCTCTGTTGGCCCACGCTGCGACGGCCTACGCGCCTGCATCGCCGTCGGCTACAATGGCTATCAGCCGGGTGCAGGCATGACGCTCTTGGAGCATTGCCGCCAATGGATTGAGGACGCGCTGGAATATAGCGGCGGGACGCATGACTTCCAAGATGTGGCTGACGGCATTCTGAGCGGGCGTATGCAGTTGTGGCCTGCTGAAAAGGGGTGCGCTGTCACCGAAATCGTGTTATATCCTAAGAAAAGTGTCCTGCACGTTTTTTTAGCCGGTGGTGAGATGGAAACAATCGTCAACATGATTGATTCCGCCGTGGCTTGGGGAAAGACACAGGGCTGCACATCAATGACAATCGCCGGACGACGCGGATGGGAGCGGGTTCTTGCGAAGCACGGATACAAACCCGTCATGACGGTGTTGGAAAGGGACTTTGAATGAGCGGCGGAAAAGGCGGAACACAGACTTCTGAGGTCAAAATCCCCGAATGGCTGGAAGCGGCGGCTAAAGAGAATTTGGCGCGCGGGCAATCTGTGGCCAACATCGGATACACCCCGTATTACGGGCCTGACGTTGCTGCCATGACGCCGATGCAAATGGCGTCCATGCAGGGCATAAGCAGCGCGGCTGGGGCCTTCGGTCTGCCGGGTGGTGGCATGACGGGCATGGAGGGTATGCCGACGCCGCAGACCTTTGCTGGCGGCGTGCAAGGTTACTCGTCTGGCGGTCTTTACGATGAGGCCATCGCTGAGTTGCAGCGCCGCCGCCCCGGCCAATACAACGCCATCACGGGCATGTTCGTTGACCCGATCACTGGCGCTGCGCCTCTCAGCTTCGGGCCGTCTGTTCAGCCGATGGCCCCGATGGCCCCGATGGCTGAAGCGGAGCCCAAAAAGAACAAGGTCAATGACAACGGGTTTGGGAGATAATCATGGCAGGCGGATCGAACCCAAGACAAGTCGCAACCCCGGCTTCGCCGAAAGCCGGACAACCGGGCCGCGTCACCAGCTTCAACAGCACGCCAGCAAGCCGTCCACTGCCAGGCACGGGGCCGGGTTCCTCGCAGGCCCAACTTGCCGTCATGCCGCGCATACCAGCAACACCTGCTCCCGTCGCGACAACGCCCGCAGCCCCAACGCAGCCCAACGTCTTCCAGCAATCGGCTGGCGCTTACACGAACGCGATCAACGCTGCCAACGAAACGGCGGCATTCCAGCCCCAGCAGGTCGGCACTTCGTTTGGCTACACGCCCGACGCGGTCGCCACGAATTTCGGTTACACGCCAGATGCTTTGACGGCTGAGCGCGTTGGAACGACTTTTGGCTATGACCCGCAACAGGTGGCCGCGCAGGCCGCCCTTGGCGGTATCCAGCAATACTTTAACCCGTATGAGCAGCAGGTCATAGAAGGCTCTATGGGCGACCTTGAGCGCCAGCGTATGCGGCAGATGGCTCAGATGGGCGCGCAGGCAACGGCGGCTCGGGCTTTTGGCGGTTCTCGCCAAGGCGTGGCTCAGGCTCTGACTAACGAGGCCTTCGCACAGCAGGGTGGGCAACTTGCCTCGCAGCTTCGCGCGCAGGGTTTCCAGACGGCTCTCGGCGCGTCTCAGCAGGACGTTGCCAACCAACTTCAGGCCGCTCTTGCCAACCAAGGCGCTTCCGCACGCGCATCCGAGTTTGGCCAATCGACCACACTTCAGGCTCAGCAGGCCAACCAAGCCGCCGCATTGCAGGCAGCGCAGGCCAACCAAGCCGCACGGTCGGCGGCAGCCCAGTTTGCACAATCACAACGCGCGCAAGCTGAACAGGCGAACCAAGCAGCGCGCGCCGCCGCCGCTCAATTTGGCCAATCGACAGGGTTGCAGGCACAGCTTGCTAACCAATCTGCCGCACTATCTGCGGCGGGCCTGCGTGCGGGCGCTGCCGGAACGCTTGGCGGTTTGTCCCAGCAGGGCTTCAACATGGGCCAGAGCATCACGCAACAGCAGATGCAGCAAGGCGCGATGCAACAGGCCATCAATCAGGCTCTCATCGACGCTGGCCGCAACCAGTACGGCGGCTTCACGGGTGCGCCCGGTCAGTCGCTTAGCGCTACGTTGGCTGCTCTCGGCGGCGCGAATATGGGTCAGCAAACGCAAACGACGACGCAGCAGCCCGGCCTGTTTAACTATCTGTCGCTTGGCCTTGGGGCGCTGTCTGACATCCGTCTCAAAGATGACATCAAGCCTGCGGGCGAGGTCGGCGGTGTTCGGTTCTACACTTGGAATTGGAACGAAACCGGCAAGCGTCTGGCCGATCCAAAGCAACCCACGTTTGGCGTGATTGCCGACGAGGTTGCGGTCAGCCATCCGCAGCATGTGTCTCGCGGCGCTGACGGCTATCTGCGCGTGAACTACGCGGGTCTGATCGGTGATTTGAGGGCTGCCTGATGACGCCAGAAGAGTTCTACGGTCGCTTCCTGCCATACGCTCAGGCTGTTTCTGAGCGTACTGGCCTTGACCCTCGCTTGGTCTTGGCTCAGGCCGCGCTTGAAACCGGGTATGGCAAAAGCGCGCCCGGCATGAACTACTTCGGCATCAAGTCGCATGGCCGTTCCGGCGGGCAAACTTTGCAAACTTCTGAGTTTGAAAACGGCCAGATGGTCAGCCAGCCCGCGTCCTTTCGCGGTTATGAAAGCCCAGAGCAGTCCTTTGAGGATTATGCCGACTTCCTTCTGAGCAACCCGCGTTACGGCGGCGTGCTGTCGGCTGTCGGGATTGAGGACCAGATCGCCGAGATGGCGAAGTCTGGCTATGCGACCGATCCGCAGTATGGGGCTAAATTAGCTAATATCGCCGGAAAGTTCGACCCGAACGCGGTGCCAATTCCGGGGCCGACCGCAGCACCGACCGTCTCGGCAAGAGCCACTGGCAACGCAGGCGTTTCGATGTACGACGTGCCATTCCGGCCTGCCAAGATGGATGATCCGTTCGAGGACATGGGCGTGCTGTCTCGCTTGGCGGCCAGCCGTGGCATCGCGCAGGACGCGGACGCCGCGCCTATCGTAAACCTGTTTAATATTCTGACGCAGAAGAAAGACCCGCGCTTGGCCGAGGCCGCAAAGGCGCGTGGTGGGTTCTTCGGGCTTTTGGGGGGCTAAATGGCTATCACACGCGAAGACTTGATGCGCGCGGGTATCGGTACGGGCGGCATGAACCCTAACGTCATTCAGGTGAATGAAATGCCTGTTGGCCGCTTGCAGCCGACCGCTCCCATGCAGATGCCAGCACAGGCCGCACCGATGCCAGCACAGGCCGCACCGCAGCGCCAAGGGCTGCTCGGTGGCTTCTTCGGCCCGCAGGGTCGTGACGCACGCTCGCGTCTTGCCATCGCTCTGGAAGGCATGACGTTGAACCCCAATCAGGCGCTGATTGGGCAGTTGCAGCAAGGCATTGAGGACCGCAAGGCCGAGGGTGAGCGCAACCGCACGCTTGAGTGGCTTTCCACGCTCAACACGCCGGAAGCCCAGCGCGCCCTGCAATACGCTCAGGCGACCGGCGACGTTGTTGGTGCTGCAAAGATGGCTTTGACGCCTGCCGACCCGATGGCAGCCATCAACCTTGAGAAAGCGCAGATTGAATTGCGTAGGTTGCAATCTGGCGGTTTTGACCCAGAAAAGGCGTTCGCCAATGAAGTTGAGTTGATGAAGGCATACAGAACTGAACCCGCAGTTCAGGCGTATAATCAGCTTTCTGGCCACTACAACACCATGCTCTCCGCTTACAACACAACGCAGACTGATCCGGCAGCACAGGGCGCTGGCGACCTTGCAATGGTCTATAGCTACATGAAAATGCTTGATCCCGGATCAACGGTTATGCAGGGCGAATATGCGTCTGCGTCAAACACTTCAGGCGTTCCTGATAGGGTTCGCAACACATATAATGCCGTTATTGAAGGCGCGGGCCTAACCCCATCTCAACGCCAAGCGTTCCTTACCCAAGCTGGCGGCATGCTTCAGGCAAGAGCGCAACCCATCGCAGGGATAAATGAACTATACTCTGGAACGGCACAACGAGGAGGCGTCCAGCCTAACTTCCTGATTACGCCGCCGCCACTGCCGTCGTTCATCCCAGCCGTTGTGCCGCCGTCGGCAGTCGCTCTTGGTGTTGCCCAAGAGGATTGGAACCTGATGACGCAAGAAGAACGCAGAGCATTCATGGAGGGCCAATAATGGTTGAGATGACTGAGGCCCAACGC